TGTAGTGAGGCGGGCTGCCCACCCTTTCAACACCCACCGTCATTCGATCTGGTGTTCCCGGTTTCCCAATGCTTTCCTCCCTGGCATTGAGTGGTGCGTCAGTGCGGTGGGTGTTTTTTCTATGCAGGGCGATTGGCATGGTGCTGATCGTCGTTTTTTTTGTCCGTTTGAGCCACACAACAGCTCACAACTTTGTTGAGAGGTAGCCATGAGTCAACTTGGTTTGCCAGTAAAAGTTCGCCCCGATGAGATTTGTCGCAAGAAAACTCTGGGCGCCGCCTTGGAGCTTTGTGCGGAGGTAGCTGGATTCAGCCTGGACAAGGAGCTGCAGCAGCGCCTGGGTGTTGACAAGGCCCAGTTCAGCCGATGGATCAATGGGTCAGAGGGAATCGTGTGGTCGAAGTTTTCTGCCCTGATGGATTTATGCGGAAACGATGCGCCGTTGCTGTGGATGGCGCACCAGCGTGGCTATGACCTGGATAGCATGCGCCAGCGCGAATCAGAGACCGAGCGCGCGCTGCGCCTGGCCAATGAAGCCCTTGAGACCGAAAGAAAAACGGTTCGCATGCTGACCGCACTGATCAACGGGAGGGCTGTCGTATGACTACCGAAACCTCCACGCAGATATCGAACGCCACGCGCGTTACCTCGGCCCAGTCGTTGGATGCGCTTGGTATCCGTGGGCAAAAGCAGCAGGCAGACAAGGTGCTGGATATCGTTATTGCTGCGCAGCGCAATGGGGCAAAAGATTTGAGTTTGCGGGAGATTGCGAAGCGGTGGGAGCTTCTCCATGGCACTCCTATCGATGTAGGAACGGTTAGCGCCCGGGTGTCGAACTTGATATCACAGCACCGTCTGGTGCGCGTGGAAGCTGATGCACGGCCATGTTCCATCAGTGGAAAGACGGTGCAACCAGTGTGCGTGCCAACTCAGCAGGCAAGGATGTTTTGATGGCCGTTGGAACCAAACACGAAATCCGTGCGGGATTCCTCTCGGTGTCTGAAGTGCTCGCTAAAAGGGGGGTGCGCTCAGTTCCAGGCCCACGATCCAGTCTTCTTCGTCGCCTGAAGCGTTGGCTTGGTATTGGCGAGACACCACTCGAAAAGTTACTGCGCGAGCGGCGGGAAAGGTAATGGTGTCGCCAATGTTGAATGGACAAATAGAAACCCTGTCTGCAAGCGCGGTGATACCAGCGGCTGCAGCAACGCTGCGCTCACCGTCGGGCAGCATGAACGTAATCATGGGGAATCCTTGTGGCTGGGGGTTGAGGGACTTCCATTATGTTCACCTGGATTCCCCATCATTGCCAGCCGCTGGCGCCATGGTGCTGGAGGGTTTTGACCTGTTTAACCTGATGGCAGATATCACCATCCGTTCTTGTGATGCTGTTCGTGCCAAGCGCGATGTGCAAGTGAAGGGGATTGCATGAGCCGATATCGAAAGATTCAGGTCCGCACGTGGGCCGATGAGAAGTTTATGGAGCTGTCGCCCATACCGCCATGCGGACAGGGTCTGTGGTTCTTTTTGCTGACCGGCCCACATACCGGACCAATCCCGGGCCTGTTCCGTGCTGGCCGCGCTGGCATGGCTGAAGAGCTTGGGTGGGAGCTGGAAGCCTTTGACAAAGCCTTTGCCGAAGCCTTTCAGAAAGGCATGGTCAGAGCAGACTTCAAAGCGCGTCTCGTGTGGTTGCCAAACGCACTTATCCACAACAAGCCCGAGTCGCCAAACGTGGTGAAGGGTTGGCGGGCAGAGCTTGATTTGCTTCCAGAATGTGACCTGAAACGCGAGGCAGTAACCAGTATTGCTGCTTATTTGGCAGGCATTGGAGAGGCGTATGTCAATGCCTTCTGTGGTGGCTCTCTCATTGGGGAAACGGGTGATTTTGAGGCACAGGATGAGCATGCAATAAAGCCTTCCGCAAAGGCTTTGGCAAAGCCTTTCGTAAAGCCTTCCGAGAAGCCTTCCGCAAAGGCTTTGCCTAATCAGGAGCAGGAACAGGAACAGGAACAGGATAAGCAAATAAAGCACGCGCTGCAGTTTCCGCGAGACGGGCGGGTCAGAACTCCGAAACCGCAGGCGCGTGCTGTGGATAACTCAACATCCGGGGAGGTAGTCCGCCAACTCGCAGCGGCTGGGATACCCGGCGTAGGCGCATCGCATCCCGAGCTTTTGGCGTTGATTGACAGAGGTGCGAGCGTTGCCATGTTTGCCGATGCTGCTGCAAAAAGCGTAGCAAAAGGCAAGGGGTTTCGCTACTTGCTCGGGGTGATCGACGGGCAACTGGCCGATGCGGCTTGCCTGGCGCAGGGCGCTGTGGTTGGCCATCGACCGTGGGACGCTGACCGGACCACGGTTGAGGCCGAGGGTGAGCGCGTCGGGTTGGGCCGGTGGTGTGGAAACCCGGTGACCGAGCTGTTTTCGGTCTACACCGAGCGGGTGCGTCAGGCGCGTGAGCTGCAAGAGGAGGTGGTGTGACATGTCGGCAATGCCAAACCGCATCAACCAATCCGCACTGCGGCCTCTACAGCTTTGCGTGTCTGCAGTGCTGCGCCAGGCTGGTTGCCAAGACCAAGCCGGACAAGGAGAAAGCATCAGCCATGCTGCTGGCAATAGCGCGGTTCAAGGGCAGTCCGTCCCGCGCGTCCATTCTTGGTTTGCTGAGCGCATCTTCCTCGGCACACCGCTCAGCCTCTCCGAGCTCCAGCACGGCGTCAACGCCGGGATCATCAGCTCAACTCTTTTGAGGTAACTATGAAACTTGACATCAAAGTCACAGGCTTGGACGAGACGATGCGAAAGCTTGATCGCTTGAAAGATTTTGCCAGAGACAGTGCTATCCAAATGGCAGTCAACAAGGTCGCGGCAAAAGGTAAAACTGAAATCACCCGGGCTATCACCGAGCGCTACGCCATAAAGGCAAAGGACGTTAGTTCATCAATCACCCTGCGTCCCGCAAGCATAAAGACGGGCAAACTGACTGCAGAGATACAAATCTTTGGTAGCTCAAAAATGCGGGGTCGATCACTGAACATGATCCATTTCGTGGAACGCAAAGTGACTTTGGCAGAAGCACGCAAGCGCAGCAAGAATGGAACGCTGAATCAGCTGCGTTTTCAGATCACAAAAGGCGGTGGCCTCAAAACAATCCCAGGTGCATTCATTGGAAATAATGGCCGCACAGTGTTTCGTCGCGTTGGCAGCGGTCGACTACCAATTGAGCCTGTGCAAGTGATCGGCGTGTCGCAGATGTTCAACTATGGAGCCATCCGTGAGCGTGTGATAGCACGCATTGAGTCTGAGTTCAATGTTGAATTGAGCCGCGCTGTCGAACAAAAGATTCGGACCATGAAGTTATGAGTAATGGAGCCACCTCCCCCCATCAAGGTACTTCCACGCTAAAGCCCACTACGGGTGCAAAGTGGCGCGAAATCGCGCTAGTGCACAGGTTTTGCAAATGGTAAGCGGTAAGCGAATACAGGGTAAGCAGTGAGCAAACCACCATCACAGAACGCCATCGGCAGGGCTCTTAACCTGTCGTCGGCGGCCATGGTCAAGCTGAAAAAGCAGGGGTGCCCAATGAACTCTGTGGAAGCGGCCCAGGCATGGCGCGAGGCTCGGCAAAATATTGCCGCTCGAAAGCCTGCGCCCGCTGGGCCAGCGCCTGCTGTGGCGGTTCCTGTTCAGGGTGTTGCTGGATTCTTCCCACGGGATTTGCCGCCGCCAACCATGCAGCCATGGTCTGAGGGAATGGGCGGCGATGGTAGAGGTCTGCCCGATGGTTATGGGGGTGATCCAAGCGAAGACCACCAGGCAGCGCGCACCCGCCGCGAGATTGCCGAGGCCAACCTGGCCGAGATGCGCGAGGCCGAAGAACGGGGCGACCTGATTCGCGTGTCTGCCGTCAAGTCAACCCTGGCCGCTGTGTTCTCCACCACGCGCGACGCGCTGCTGCAGATCCCGGCCCGCCTGGCGCCGCTGGTTGCGGCTGACCCGGACCCTGCCAGCGTGCAAAACACACTGCACGCCGAGATTCACCAGGCCTTGCACCACCTCGCCGGCGCGTCGGATCGCATTGGGCAAACGGAGGCTACGCTGTGAGCGCTCGCGACCTGCCTGATGACGTAACCCGCGCCGCGGCGCTGGTCGATGAAATCATGGCCCAGTACATGGCGCCACCGCCGCGCATCGACACCGCTGAGTGGTCCGCCAAATACCGCCACATTGCCAAAGGCCCCGAGCGCGGCCTCTGGCGCAATGAGCGCACGCCCTACCTGGTAGAGCCCATGCAGTGCGCGTCCAGCCACACGCCCTACGAGCGCGTGGTGCTTTGGTTTGCCACTCAGTTGGGCAAGTCCGAAGTGCTCTACAACTCGGTCATGCAGCGGATCCACACCGATCCCCAAGACATGATGATGGTCCAGCCAACGCTTCAAGACGCCCAGGACCACAGCGCCCAGCGTTTCCTGCCCACCATCCTGCAGACGCCGGTGATGCATGGCAGAGTGGCTGTTCGCAAGAGCCGTGACGAATCCACCAGCTGGCGCAGCCGCAGCATCCAGGGCGGTTTCACCGTCTTCTTCGGTGGTGCCAACAGCGCGGCCAGTCTGGCGTCCAAGCCGCTTGGCTTCGCGGTGGCCGACGAGGTTGACAAATGGCCCGCCGATGTGGACAACGAGGGCCCGCCGCTGGGCCTACTCGAGGAGCGCATGAGCAATTTCAGCCGGCGCAAACTGATCATCGCCAGCACCTGCAATATCAAGGGCCAGAGCGTCATCGAGGCCGAATACCTTGCCAGCGACCAGCGCAAATACCACGTCCCATGCCCGCATTGCGGAGAAGCCCAGGTGCTGCTGTGGGGCGCCAAGACCGACTGGGGAATCAAGTGGCTCAAGACAGACGGCGGCAAGGCCCGGCCAGAGACTGCGGTGTACATCTGCCGCCACTGTGGCGCGGCCATCGAAGAGCACAAAAAAGAGTACATGCTGCAAAACGGCATCTGGATCCCGGACGCGCCTGGAGCAGGTATGGGCAAGCGCGCCGGGTTTTGGCTCAACAAGCTTTACAGTCCATTGGGGTGGAAGGGCTGGCCAGCGCTGGTGGAAGAGTGGGAAAAAGCCCAAGAAGCCCGCCTGATAGGCAACAGCTCCCCACTAAAAAAGTTTTTGAACTCCAGCCTGGCCGAAGTTTGGGAAGAAACCGGGCAGGGTGGCGACGCCAAGGCCATGGCCTCCCGGGCCGAAGACTACGAGCTGGGCATAGTCCCCCGCGGTGGCCTTATGCTCACCATGGGAGTAGACACCCAACCAGACCGGCTAGAGGCCCGTGTGTGGGCCTTTGGCCGTGGCGAAGAAAGCTGGCTTGCGGCCCGCCACATCATCTACGGCGACCCGAATCTTGACGAAGGCACCGAAGGCAGCCCCTGGACCCGCCTTACCGAGATTCGCCGCACCCCGTTACTGCACGTAGACGGCGCGCAAATGGTCATCGAGGCTACCTGCGTGGACACCGGTGGCCACAACACCCATGCCGTATACAGCTATTGCCGCAACCACGCCCACGCCAACGTGCTGGCCATCAAGGGATCCAGCCTTACCAACCGCCCCATCATCGGCAAGCCCAGCATGATCGATGTGTCCTGGCGCGGCAAGACCATGCAGCGCAGTCTGAAACTGTGGCCTATTGGTACCGACACCGCCAAACACCTGCTCTACGGGCGCATGAGAGTCACCCAGGTTGGACCCGGCTATGTGCACACCCCAAAGGCCTTGCTGGTCACCGATGAATATGAGCAAATGACCGCTGCCCGCCTCATGCCTATCACGGTACAGGGCAAGGCCAGCATGCGCTGGATCACGCCGCCTGGAAAGCGGGAGGAGGGCGGCGACTGCATGGTCTACGCCTACGCAGCTGCTTGCCACCTTGGAATACAGACCTACCGGGAACCAAGCTGGGCGCGCCGCGAGGTCAAGATTGCCCCGCAACCGCTAGACCTTTTCAGCATAAAAACAGCCACCAGCCCTCAAGAAATAAGCGCCATAAGCTATCAAAAAAATAGCGAAGTGCAGCCACCGACACCCGCCGCTGCACCACGCAGCGCGCCGCCCCGCCCATTTAGTCGCGACTGGTAACCATGACAGATCACCCCAAAGCACCAACACCAGGCCCAACGCCAAAGCTATCTGCCTTAGCCCGGGCCGAGCCCGACCTGGTCGACCGCATCTTTGAATACATCTTTTCAGATCCGGCACTCGCTGCCGCCGTCAAAAAGCACGCAAAAGCCCAGCATGGGAATGAGGCCGCCAACGTCGACCACATCAAAACCGCCGTGCGCGCCGAATTCCGTGGCGAGATGTTCTACGTGGCCAGCCGCCCCGATACCGAGCGGCAAAAGATCGTGGCGCAAACCCTGGCCCTGTTCAACGGCCGCAATGCTACCGAGGTCGCCCGCCGTCTTGGAATTGGCCGCACCACTGTGTATCGCTATCTCAAGCAAGCCGGTGGCAAAGGGTAGCCCACAAAGACTGTCCCATTTTTTATGGAAATGGAACAGTGACTGCCTTACCGTGACCAGCTACACGGCAACCAGCAGACACCATGTCCCACACACAAGCAGACCTCGACGCAGTCAAGGCGGCAATAGCCTCAGGAGAGCAGTCCGTTGAGGTGGCCGGCCGCAAGGTCGTATACCGCACCATTGACGACTTACGCAAAGCGCGTGATGACATCGCCGCCGAGCTGGCAGCAGATGCCGCCGCCTCCACCAGCGCCGTGCGCCGTGGCAGCTACCAGGTGCGATTCTCCACCGGGCGGGGATTCTGAGCATGGCCAACATCGCCACCGCCCTGATCGACCGCCTTATCGGCGCCGTCAACCCCAACGCTGGCCTGCGCCGCCTGCGCGCCCGCGAAATGCTGGTGCGTGCTTATGAGGGTGCAAGCCAGAAAGACGGCTGGCGCCCCCGCCGTGGCGGGGCCAGTGCCAACACCGATCACCTGGCCGACGGCGCCTCTTTGCGCACCCGCGCGCGCGCCCTGGTGCAAAACGTCCCATACATTGCCCGCGGCCTTGAATCTTTGGTTGCCAACACCATCGGCACCGGCATCACCCCCCGCAGCCTTTCCGCCAATGCCGACGCCGTCGACAAACTCTGGAATGACTGGGCCAAGGTCTGTGATGCCGACGGCGTATCAGACCTATATGGATTGCAGGCCATGGCCTACCGCGCCATGGAGCAAGACGGCGAAGTGCTGATCCGCCTGCGCGCCCGCCGCCCCGAAGATGGCCTGCCCGTGCCCCTGCAGATCCAGGTGCTGGAGATTGACTGGCTTGACAGCTCCCGCATGGGATCCAACGGAGCCAACACCATTCTCAACGGCATCGAATACGACCCGCTTGGAAAGATCGTCTTCTACTGGCTCTGGAGCCAACACCCTGGCGAACTCTTGCCAGGTCGCAGCGCCAAGACCTCCAGCTACCCCGTGCCTGCCGAGCGCATCATCCACCTCTTTGCCCCCCAGCGCCCAGGCCAAGGAAGAGGCTTCACCCGCCTGGCTCCCGTCATTGCCCGCGTGCGCGATGTGCAGCTTTACGAGGATGCCGAACTCCAGCGCAAAAACCTGGAGACGCGCCTCAGCGTCATCGCCAGCGGTGACGTAACCACCATGAGCATGACCGAGTCCGACGCACAAAGCACCGTGCGCAACACCGGTGAGTTGGGCACCCTGGCCAGCGGTGGAATCACTCAGGTTCCATCCGGCGTCAACCTCACCCTGGTGGAACCCAAGGCCGCCGGCGGCTACGTTGAGTACGTCAAATATCAGCTGCACCTGATTGCCAGCGGTATGGGTGTCACCTACGAAATGATGACCGGCGACGTGCGCGAGGTCAACTTCAGCAGCGCCCGCGTCAGCATGCTCGAGTTCAGGCGCAACGCCGAGCAAATGCAGTGGCTCACCATCATCCCCCGTATGTGCGACCCCATCTGGCGCGCCTTTGTTGATGCTGCCAGCATGGCCGGCGCCATGAAAGCTCGCGACTACGCCGTCGACTGGTCTACCCCAAAGTGGGACTATGTCAACCCCGAGCAAGACGTAAAAGCCAACCTGGCAGAAGTCTCTGGCGGTTTCACGAGTATCAGCGAAATATTGCGCAGACGTGGCTACAAGCCCGAGCTCGTCTTTTCCGAAATCAAGCGCGACTTTGATCGCCTGCGCGCTGACGGAACGCTGGAAGTAATGCTTCAGCTTCAAACCAACCAGGCGCCGCAGACGCCGGCGCCCAAATCACCAACACCTACCAAAAAAGGCTAATCCACCATGGCAAAACTCTGGATCACCGAATACACCACCGCTGGCGCAGATGCCTCCGGCATCTTGCTGCCTATGGCCGCGCACCCACCGGCAGCAGTACAAACGCCGGTCACCATCACAAGCTCCAGCGCAAAAAGCGCCGCATTTGGCAGCGCAACACGTTTTGTGCGCCTGCGCGCAGACGCGGCCTGTCATTTTGTTGTCGGTCCCGACCCCACGGCAACGACCGATGCAACCCCGCTTGATGCCAATGTCGCAGAGTATTTTCAAGTACCTGCTGGGCAAAAGTTGGCCGTTATCTTGGCGGCGTAATGTTTGGGCTAGGAAAACTTGGAAAGATGGGGCGCGTTGGCGGAAAGGTGCGCACGCTTGCGGCATTGCTTTCAAAATGGGGCAGCAACGCCCACGCTTACCTGCCAGGCATCAGCACAATCTCCGGCCTGCCCACAGAGAATTTCACCTCCAGCACAGGCGACACTGGCTATTCAGCGGTGGATGGCGTGGTGGGGTTGGCGCTGGATGCTGTCGGGACGGTGGGGGCGGAGTTGATTGGCCCATCAGCAGTATGGACAACCGGCGGTGGTTTGACGGTATCTGGCGGCGTGATCACTGGCACTGGCGGCACTGGCGCATTGAGACTTCAGCCGCATGGGGCTGCGATAGTCATCGGTAAGCGTTATCTGGCAACGATGACAATCTCTGCGCGTTCGGCTGGTGATATATCCCTTCCGTACGATGGCACAAACGTGCAGCTAAAAAATGCTGTCGGAAGCTACACATTCCAATTCGTAGCAACCACACCGGATGTCTACATTTACAACGTAGGGTTTGTCGGGACGGTTTCGGTTGCGTCACTCAAAGAAATCACCGGCATCGCGGCCACTCAGCCCACCACGGCGAACAAGCCGAAGCTAGAGCGGGGGGCGAGGAATCTGCTGCTCAACAGTGTGTGGGCAGGTGGCACGAGCGGGGCGCTTGGCAGCGGAGGATTGCCTCCTACAAACTGGACAGCATCGGCCAATACTGGATCGCTAACCTTTGCTGGTGGATCAATCAGGTTTGTTGCGGCTGCACAGCGTCCATTCATTACGCACGTTCCAACTGTTGCAGTTGGCACTTACGTTGCAAGCGTCAAAGTAGAGTCGGTGACTGCTGGCACGACAGTTGGGGATGTAATCAACCTTGGAACTGGTACGGCAACTGCAACAACGTCATTCAAGAAAAACAATGTTGTGTGCCTATCATCAGATGCGTATGCCGCTGGTGACACTTTGGCTCTGGTTGTTGTTGTGACGGTTGCGGGAACCATCGTTCCACGGTTCGGACTTGGTAGTGCTGGGGCTTCTACAGGTGATGTGACGCTATCGTCTCCACAACTCGAAACCGGCTCCACTGCATCGGCCTACAGCCCCACCACAACCGCAGCAGCAAGCAACCCGCTGGCAGGCGCTTATAGCTGGAGCTTCGACGGAAGCAACGACTCGCTTACGTTGGGGTCTGTGCCGTTTCAAATGAGCGATGACCATTGCGTGATTGCAGTGATCAAGCCAAGCGCGTTAGGGGCAACGATGTACCCGGCAAACTTCGGTGTCGGGGCTGGCAGTCAGATGGTTTGCGCGTTGCAGGTAAATAGCCTTGGCGGCGTTGGAGTAGCTTGGCGTGATGACGCAGCACTGTTTGTAAACATCGCATCCACAAACACGTACCCGCTAGCGGCTACTGTGGTATCTGGAGTGAAGATTGGAAACAGTAAGCGCTTGCGCGTTAACGGGGTGCAAGATAAAGCAACCGAAACAACAGTGATGGGTGCTACTACAAGTACATCGGGAATATTTGGAGATTGGAAGTCAGGTGGCGGCAATCTCTTCAGCGGGTCACTCGGCCCTGTCATCGTCATAAAAGGCACCGTGACCGATGCTGAGTTACTAGCGCTTGAACGCCTTGTAGGCCAACTGGCTGGAGTAACGATATGACTGCTTACAACCGCACTTTGTCCCTACGCCTTCCCGCATCTTTGCTGCCCATCGCGCAAGCCATTTCAAGAGCACTTGACCCCGACACGGGCGGAGCAGACTCATGGACCCTCGACGGCGACACCATCGTCACGTCAACGCCATGCACTGAGGACTTTTACGCTCAGGCGCAGGCAATGCTTGCAGACCCGGCGCTGTTGCACGGTGCTGTGACTGCTGACTACTCGGCACGGTGGGCTGACATGACGCCGCCTACGCTTGAGGATTGCGAGGCGTTTCTGGCGGCGGTGATACCTGATCCGACCCCCAGCGTTACGCAGCCCACAAATCCGGGCATTGCCGAAACTGGGGGTCTTACGTGAGTCCGCTGGCCGTTTGGATTCTCTGGCTGCACTGGCCTACGTGGGGTTGGAAATGAAACCCGTCATCCGGTCTTTGATCTTCATCTTGGCCGTGGCACTGATAGCGCTGGCAATATTTGACATGACAGGCTGCGCACAGAAGCAGTTTGTGCTGGGCGCTGAGACCCCGCCACCCGCTGGATGCATCGAAGCAAGGGCGCGCGGCCATGAGTGTTAACGATCTGATTGCAGAGCAGGCCGTGCAAGCCGCAAAGGCCAAGGCGCTAAACGAGTACATGCACACCAGCAGCTTTCTGGCAAAAAGCAAGCATGAGCAAAATTTGTATTTCGGCGTCTGGATGGCAATGCAGCAAACCGGTTTTGCACTCACCAGATTGATTGAGGCCGTCAAGTGAGCGTTGACGACATTTTCAAAACCGTGATGGCGACTTTTCACTACACGTCAGACCGCGCCCAGTTCAAAACCGACGACTACTGGCAGACGCTGGAAGAGCTGGACATGAATGGTGGCCTTGGCGATTGCGAGGACGCGGCTGCGGCATTTGTTCACCACTTACGTACCCAGGGTTACCCGGCCAGGTTCGTCCTTTGCCTCACAGAGTCAGATGAAGCGCACCTGGTTGCAGAAGTAGAGGGAATCATCCTCGACAACCGCATGGCGTACCCAACGCCGTTGGACCGACTAGCCGGGTACAAGTGGCTGGCCTGCTCTGGTGAAAAGCCCGGTGATCCGTGGCGCCGCATCCTATCCCATTAAGCCAGGCCCTGAAAATCGTCCCATTTTTTATGGAAATGGAACAGCTACCACGGCAAAGTGCCGTGCATGCCATCACAAACATCCATCCAAACGCGCACTGCCGACATGCCCCTGGCGGGTCTGCAAATGGAAGTGCGCAACGTCACCCGCGCCGACGCTGCTGCCGGTGAATCTGCCCCCGCGGCCCGGTTCGAGCTGGTCTTCACCACTGGCGCTCCAGTGCGTCGTTATGACTGGCAAAACGGCCGCTACTACATCGAACAACTCGAAGTCTCTGCCGAGGCAATCAATACCGAGCGCCTGGTCCGTGGCGCCCCGCTGCTGAACAGCCACAGCGCCTACAGCCTGGAAGACCAGATCGGCGTGTGCGACCAGCCCACCATCAGCAACGGTGAGGGCGTGGTGCAAAGCCAGCTCAGCCGTCGCGAATCCGTGCGCGGCATCGTCCAAGACCTTGAAGACCGCGTTATCCGCAACGTCAGCGTCGGCTACGTGCGCGACGCCATCGAAATGATCGCCCCTGCCGAACTCACCGGCATGTGGACCTATCGCGTCACCCGCTGGACCCCTATGGAGGTCAGCCTTACCCCTATTCCTGCCGACATGGACAGCCAAGTCCGCAGCGTCGGTGGCCGCCTGCAAGACGCAGCCGGACACGAAGTGCGCAGCTACCCATGCGCCATAACCGAGTTAACGCCCACGGTGGGCATTTCCGCCGCAACCCCAACCTCAACCACAGAAGGACGCTCCATGCCTGGTAACACCAACGCCGACGGCGGCACCACCGCCCCGGCCCAATCTCTTACGCCCGCAGCCAGCGCTGCGCCTGCAGCTGCGCCGGCATCCGTCCCCGCAGCCGCCGACACCCGTGCTGCCGACATTGCAGACCTCTGCGCACGCCACGGCGTGTCACATCTCGCCAGCGGCATGATTCGCGCTGGCAACACGGTCGAACAAGCCAGCCGCGCTGTGCTTGACGAACTTGCCCGCCGCGACAGCGCTTCGGGTGGCCACCGCAATGTGGGCCGCATTGAGACTGTGCGCGATGAGATGACCACCCGCATGGCTGGCATCGAGCAGGCCATCCTGCATCGCATTGCCGCCAATACCCAGCTGGACGACAACGGGCGCCAGTACCGGGGCCTTAGCCTCATTGAAATGGGCCGCGACTTCCTGGAAGCCCATGGCCAGCAAACCCGTGGCCTGGACCGCATGACGCTTGCCAGCCGCATGCTGAACTTCCGTGCAGGTGGCCCTATGGGCACCAGCGACTTCTCCAGCCTGTTTGCCAACGTCGCAAACAAGCGCCTGCGCAGCGCGTACGACGAAAACGCAGGCACTTATGCCCTGTGGGCCCGCCGCGCACCCAACGCGCCTGACTTCAAAAACATGTCGGTGGTCCAGCTGGCCGGCGCGCCCGATCTGCTGCAAACCAACGAGGCCGGCGAGTTCAAATACGGCGCCATGTCCGACGGCGGCGAGACCTACGCCATGCTGACCTACGGTCGCATCGTGTCCCTCACACGCCAAGCCATCGTAAATGACGACTTGCGCGCCTTCGAGCGCATGGTCTCCGCGTTCGGCTTTGCAGCCCGCCGCCTGGAAAACCGCACTGTCTACGCCCAGCTGACAGCCAACGCGGCCCTGGCAGACACCGGCGCTCTGTTCAACGCCACCGCAGTCTCGACGGCAGGGGGACACGCCAACTTGCTCACCAGCAGCGCGCTGGCCATTGGCACTCTGACTGCTGGCCGCACTGCCATGCGCCTGCAAAAGGGCCTGCAGTCCGAAGAGCTCAACCTGGCACCAAGCTTCCTCATCGTGCCCGCTGCGCTGGAGCAAACCGCCTACAACCTCACCAGCGCCAACTACGTGCCAAGCACCAAAGCGGAAATCAACGAATTCCGCGCTGGCGGCCGCACAGCAGTCACGCCCGTAGTTGAGCCCGTGCTGGACGCCAACAGCTCCACCGCCTGGTACCTGGCTGCCGCAAACAGCCAGGTCGATACGGTCGAGTATTGCTACCTCGACGGGGCAGAAGGGCCGGTTATCGAATCGGAAATTGGTTTCGAGACAGACGGCGTTTCCTACAAATGCCGCCTCGACTTTGCAGCCAAAGCCGTCGACTACCGTGGCTTGCTGAAAGCCACGGCCTGATAGCGCACCACCGGTGTCAGCCAAAAGCATGGCACCGGTAGCCCACCCACCCACTTCAGAGCACACACCATGAAAACTTTTAAGCAAGAGGGTGAAACCCTCACCTTGACCCCTTCCGCAGCAGTTGCCAGCGGCGTTGGCTACCTCTTCGGCGCTGGCCTGTTTGGAGTCGCCATCAACGACACAGCCAACGGCGCCGCGGGCGAATTTGTTACCGAAGGCGTCGTCACCATTGGCAAAACCAGCGCCTTGGCCATCGCCGTGGGTGATCGCGTTTTTTGGGACGCCACCAACAAGGTCGTCAACAAAACCACCACTTCGCAGCAGTGCGTGGGTGTGGCGGTAGAGGCTGCTGCCAACCCGTCCGCAACTGTGGCTATCAAGCTCGGTCAATACCTGCCGGTTGCGACCTGATAGGCCCTTTACGCCTGACGCAAAAACACCATCATGGCTGCCACCTTTGCCGCCCTTGAAAGCCGCCTTAACACAGCGGTTTTTTTGCACATGAGCAACGCCAATGCGTTGCTTGATGGTGTTGCTGTACCCGGCATTTTTGATCGGGGCTACATCCAGGCGTTTGACGGCATTGCCAGCTCCGCGCCTATGTTCACTGCACCCAGCGCGTCGGTAAGTGCTGCCACTACCTCCAGCCTTCTGGTGGTGGCGGGCAACACCTACCGCGTGCGCAGTGTGCAGCCCGATGGCACGGGCATCACCCAGCTGCTGCTTGAGCTGCAATGAATCACCAGCGCCACCTCATCCGCGAAGCCGTTGTCGCCCTGCTTGCGGCAGCCGGCACTACAGCGTCTACACGTGTGTACGACACGCCCACCGACCCCCGCACCGTTTTCCCCGCCCTGGTGGTGGAAGACGATGGCGAGGATCAGCAAGTCACCGGCACCATGGGTGGCGGCATGGCTGGGCGCATGGTGGAGCGCACGCTGCGCCTGGTGGTCAACGCCGAGGTGCAGCAGGTATCCGCCTACGCCCGCGCCCGGGACCAGCTCCTGGCGCAAGTGGAGGCAGCCCTGGCCACATCAGCCATTGCAGGCGTCAAAGCCATCACCCCGGCGGGCTACATGGCCGACCTCGGCACGCAGGGCGAGCGCCCCATAGCCCTTGGCCGCCAGCGCTTTGACGTGACCTACCTCACCACCCAGGGCAACCCTGCCACCACCTTTTAACTGAGAGACACCATCATGTCCATCGCATCCGGCATTGCCAAACAGACCCGCTACAAAGTAGAGGCCACCTTCAACACCGCGCCTGGTGCCACCCTGGGCCAGTTGCTGCGCAACGTCACGTCTGAAATCCAGCTCGACAAAGACACCTACCAGTCCGCAGAAAAGCGCTCTGACTACCAGATCAGCGATTTTCGCCACGGCATTCGCAAAACCAGTGGCACCATCAAGGGCGAGCTGTCCCCCAAGACTTACAGCGACTTCATCGCCGCAGCCTTGCGCAAAGACTTTGTGGCTGGCACTGCGGTTGCATCCCTGTCGGCCACCATTGCGGTGGGTTCGGTTGTCAACGGCGTGCAGCAATACACCGTCACCCGCGCATCTGGCTCGTTCCTCACCGACGGCATCAAAGCTGGCGATGTGGTGCGCCTGAGCGTGGGCACGCTCAACGCGGCCAACATCAACAAGAATTTGTATGTGGTCAGCCTCACCGCCACGGTGCTCACCGTCATCGTGCTCAATGGCGTGGCCATGGTGGCTGAAGGCCCCATTGCATCCACCACCTGCACCGTGTACGGCAAAAAGACCTATGTGCCCGTGACCGGCCACACCGACAAGTCTTTTGCCATCGAGCACTGGTACAGCGATGTGGCTTTGAGTGAGCTGTTTACCGGCTGCAAAGTCTCCACGCTAGACCTGGGCCTGCCACCCAGCGGCATGGCCACGCTGGACGTTGGCATCATGGGCGCAGGCGGCATCACCCCTGGTAGCTCTGCGTACTACACATCGCCCACCGCAGCCACCACCACCGGCATCATGGCCGCTGTGAATGGCGCGCTGTACGTGGGTGGCGCGGCCGTGGCCACCTGCACCGGCCTGTCCATCAAGGTGGATGGCGGCTACAGCGGCGACCCGGTTGTGGGCGCCAACACCATGCCTGCCATTTTCCCGGGCCGGGTCAACATCACAGGCCAGTTCACCGCCTACTTTGATTCGGCCACGTTCCGCGATGCATTCCTGAACGAGACCGAAATGGCCCTCTCCAGCGTGCTCACCGCAGACAACAGCGCCACCAGCGACTTTTTGGCCATCAACCTGCCGCGCATCAAGCTGGGCAGCGCGCAGCGCTCGGACGGCGAGAAGGGCGTCATCGTTACCGCCAGCTTCCAGGCCCTCTACAACGGCGCCGGTGGTGCGGGCACGGCCAGCGAGCAGACCACCATGTCGGTGCAGGACTCGGCGGCGTAAAGACTGCTGCGCGTTTTCTCCCTGGCGCGTAGTGGGGTAGGGGTGGTTGGCCGGTGGTCAGCCACCTTTTCCTTAAATACCAGGGTGTGTTTTGACAGGGAAATTTGCAATGTTTGACGTCTCCACCATCAAAGAACTTGAGAGCGCAACGCTCAAGCTCACCCACCCAGAAACCGGCGCCCTGATTGGTGCCGAAATCACACTGGCTGGTGCCAACCACCCCAAGCGCAAAGCCTGCGAGTTCAACCGCGCACGCACCCTGCGCGCCAAGGTTGCCAAGAAAGGCCGCTTTGAATTGTCTGACCCGCAGGACGATGCCGACTATGAGGTCGACCGCCTGGTGGCCTGCACCTTGGGCTGGAGCGGGTTTGCCCGCGATGGCAAACCCATCGAATGCACTCCTGGCGAAGTGCGCGCAATCTATGAAGGCACCGCCTGGATCCGGGCGCAGGCCAATGAATATTTGGGAGACGCTGCAAATTTTTTGCAGAGTACAAAGACCGACTGACCGAGCGCGTCCAGCATGAAATCCGCCTCAGCCGCAAGATGGAAGACGGGTCTACCCGGCGCGAGCATCTGCTTGCAGCGGAGGCCGCAGGCCATGACACCGGCGAGCTGGAGCCGCGCCCCATTCCCAGCGACTGCGATGTGCTGCTTGACGCCTTCTGGTCCTTGCGGCGCAGCGCAGGCAGCAACGGCATGTCTGCCAATGCCATCAGCTACACGGAAATACGCGCCTGGCAGGCGATCTATGGCATCACCCTTGAGCCCTTTGAGGTTGATCTGATCTTTCACATGGACCACGCAGCCCTGGCCGCATTTACAGAAAAGA